CTGCACCTGCCACAGTAAATGATCCAAGAAAGTCATTGCCATTTGTAGCTTTAACAACTGCATTATTAGCAAAGTGTGATCCCAAACTACCAAAGGCACTACTGCTTCCACTGAATGTATCACAGAAATCCATAGGCATATCTGTTTGAAACTCCTCAAGAAACAACTTGGTAGTTCCTGATCCATCATCTCTAGCACAAACTACAAACAATCTTTCATGGACTGCACATATACTATGCCATGTTCCCTGCGTATCCCACAATGTCCACCCTGCTTTTTGATCTCCTCTTACAGAATAGAATACAGCTATAGTGCCATCATTATTTATAAGGAAAGCATATGATTCACTTCGATTCAATGCACCTTTGATTGATGTCATTTGTACTGGATCTAATATTAAATGAGGTGCAAGACCTGACACAGCCACAGATGTGTATGCTGCTTCTGAGTCTGTAAACAGAAACTCTCTTAATGCACTACCAGTTTTCTGTATAAACAAAGTAGCACCATCAAACACTGTAGGCTTTACAAATGATGCACCATAAGGAGTTTGTCTGCGTATCTGTGCATTAGCAGGAGTAACTGGTTTGTCAGTTGGTGCTTGAACAAATAACTCAGCACCAGTAGTAAAGACTTGTAGATCTCTGTTTGATACTAAATGCCTTATAGAAAATATCTCACCTACGTTTGCAGTAAGATCAAGAGCATCATTATCTGAAGCATCACCTACATCAAAGTTAAAAAACTGTCCTGACTTACTACCCCATATACCATCAGGTTGTGCGAGTGTACCACCAAACCATAATCTATTTTGATGAAATGTAACTGCAGCAGGATACCCTCTAAGTGGTGAGTAACTCATTTCACTAAACTCAGTAGTTGCTGCACCAGTAATTATTCGTGGACTACCACCACCAATGGCACTTGATGTAGCAGTAGCACTGCCACCTGCAGTAAATTCAAATGTATTCTCATCAGGAACAGCAGTTATAGTTCTGCTTCCATTGATATTACTATTAGCAATACCACCGACTGCACCTGATCTTTCTATTGTAATAGATGCACTGGTTGCTAAACCATGCAAGGCTTTGGTAACTCTTACTGTGCCACTACCTTCAAATGTTTTAATACTATCTATTTCTAGTTGTTGTCTTAATGTACCTGCTATATTTACTGTAGCAGATGTTGCACTACCTACTGCAGTAACACGACAACGAGTTTCACCAATAAGTAGATCAACTCCTACATGACCTGATACAAAGTAATCAGAACTTGCAGTAAGAGTCCTACTATTACCACTTGTATTATTACAAGCCATAGTCATACCTAATGGTTGGAAACTAAAATATGGTTGGAATATATCTTCATCATCTCGTGATGTATCAAAGTTAAATGTGGATACTGCAAAAGATGTAAGACCAGTTCTTTCTAGTATTCTAGTCTGAAATGTATTGTGACAGATAAACATAAGATCACCTTGCTGTGCAAAGGTAATCTCTTCAAGATAAGATGCTGATGTTGTATTGACTAACCATGATTGACTGGTAATAGCTTGTATTGAAGATACTGCACCAGTACTAGGATTTATTTGAAAGATCTCTATTCGTGTATTACTAAAGGCTATTATATATTTTTCATCATCTGAAAATATAAATGGTTCTATTCGTACACTTTGTCTCAGACTTGCTGTTGCTGTAAATGATGGACTGCTTCCAAAGTTAGCTAGTCTTTTTGTACCAGTTCTTTTCTTTAGACCTCCCTCTGATCTAATAAAAAAGTTTCTAACTTGTTCTGCTGCATTAGTATATACTTTAGTATCTGTCCTAGATGTAAGTGCAGGACTAACTTCACCAAACTGAAAGTTATTTAATGGCACTCTCACTCTTGCCATTTAACTTCTCCTATTAGTTATGAATCTAGATGTTGACAGTTTTCTTGTTGTTTGTTGTTGTGCATCTAGGTTTCTAGCTTTTGCCATTAACATATTTGCTTTTGTTTCCATTAACTGCATAAGCCTATCATCTCTTGCTATTGATGTAGCAAAGATAGATGCCAGTGAGTATTGTAGTGCTAATGCAAAATAACTTGGGAAGTTAACTTCTTCTGCTCTGAATGTATAGTCTGCTATCAAAGTGTCAGCAGTAGTTGAATCACTAAATACTTTGTCACCATACACAGTATATTCTATAAGACGATCACTAATTGTTATTCCATGTAAGACAAGAAGATCACTTGGAAGTTGATGAGCAATATCAAATCTACCAGTCGGTTTATCTGTAAGTTGATTTAACACAGCTTGTTCTGATGCAAACCTCCATCTTGCTGTAGCCAATGTAGCACGAACAGTATCTTCATACATATTACTTGCTACCAATGCTTCAGTACTAGATGAGTCAAAAGATGTAATTGGTTCTGCACCTATAAGAACTAATGCCCTAGATGCTATATCGATTGCTGAATTTGCTACAGTACTTGCCATGTAAGATAAGGGGGATTGCTCCCCCTCCCTTTAGTCTGAGTCTGTTTCTACGACTGCAGTTCCGTCTGAGACGTCAACTGCTGAGCCATTGTTTGATAAAACCGAAACAAAACTTGTTGTTGGTGTATTAGTATCCATCACTATAATAAGATCTCTAACATTCAACATACCTGCTGCATTATTAAAATAGTTCACACTATTTACTGCTGCAATCGCATCTGCTGTTTGGTAGATAAAGAGTTGAACACCACTAGCACCACCAATTCTATGAAGTCCACTTGCTGCGTAAGCCATTCGACCCTCCTATTAATTGTTATCAAGAAGTTCATAGACACCATTGTTATCAATAACAACAGCACCCATAGACATCATTGAGGTTGCTAAGTGAGATACTTTCTCAGGTATATAATTTAGTTCTGTACTTACGTCAGCACCAATACCTAATCCTACTGCACTTGTATGATAGACCATATTCTTACCTGCAGTAATTGCAGCAGTAGAGAATATNTTAAATCCTAAGAANTCTTTCATACTCATGCCACCTGCGAATGGTAAGTTTTGCTCACCAACAAAGTCAGATGATGCAAACTCAGTAATTAAAAATAAGTCAGCATATCCCTTTGGGTGCATAGCAATATATCTGCCACCATCTTCAGGTATGTTATTTGTACCAAAGGTTTCAAACGCACTTAGTAAGTCTGCCTTTTCAACTGCAGAACTTGCATCATGTAATTGAGATGAATTAGCACCTGAGTCCATAGCAGTATATAAGATCTCGTCAGTCTTACGACCTAGAGCAGCAGCAGCACTTGTTGCAACAGCTTGTCTCTCATCTATGTTGGTCTTTAATTCATCTAACTTATCGATAAATTCAGCAGCATAGAAGTCAGACATACTCACATCTACTGTGGTGTGTGCCAATTCCATTGGTGTTACTTGTCCATTTCTGGATTTAGTTGATGCAGTTCCAGTACCGATCTTTTGAAATCGTGCTGTACTTCCACTCACATTAGCTACAGTACGAACAGTATTTCTTAATTTACTACCCATTCTTTGATAAGCTAAATGAACTTCTGTTTCGAACTGCGTAATAAAGGCTGTGTCTATTGTATTAGCCATTATAGTTCTCCTCAAAAAAGTTAACGTTACATTTTATCTAGTTATCCATCTTAGCATCATCTAGTTATCCGTAAGGGCTATCAGCTAACAACTGGGCTATATTCTTTGTTTACCAAAATTTCTTCACCTTTGCAACGTACAAATCGTAAAACTGCAAAACCATTTATCATAACTGGTGGATCAAGTATCTCAAAACCTACGAAATTGAGCCATGATAAGGTGTTGGCATGGTCTGCAGGTACTACATTTTCTAATTGATAATATTGTTTTTGGTAGTAATCCACCACTGGATTGCACCATTTTAGAAACTTTCTTTGTATTTTTTCGATATCATATGTACCTAATGCCCATATTTTACCTATCATATTACTGTATATTGGATTGCAACCAAACATTAAAGCAGGTTTTTTATCTACCAGTACAGTGTAACTTTCGCCATTTGGTTCTCGAATACCTGCCATCAATGCACGAAAAGGAGTAGCACCATGTATAATACACTCCCTAACATCTGCATCTCGTAGGTTATTTTGCAGGTAATCTATATGACTGGCTTTGGCTTTGACGATTGGGTATCCGTCATAGATACCCTCGCCTTTAAATTCTCTTAAAGCCATCTGTCACTTCTTGAACAAATGCCCTATCTCTTCTTGTAGGATCATAGTATCGTGGATCTTTCATCTTAGTCATAAGATCTTCAATGGTTGTTTTAGATGGAGCAGTGGCTTGTGGATTAACATTAGTTTGTTGCATTGATCTTTGTATAAGTTCTAATGCTTTGATTCCTTCTGCTGTTGATCCTAGTTCTGCAACTGCATCTTGTAAATCTGTAGGGAAAAACTTCTGCACAAATAACTGTGTAGCTTCCACTCTTAGGTTAGCATTGTCACCTAGACTTTTCTTTACAGCTTCAAGATCAGGTTGATTTGATCCAGTATGCTCTGCCCATTTAGTTATTCCCTCATTAAACTCATCTTGTGATAAACCATTCTCCCAAGAATAATCTGCCCACCATTTAAGAAGTGGATTAGTTGCAGCTTCACCCTCATCTAATACTTCAGGTATTTGATAGTCACCTGAAGTTGAAGGTCTGTTAGAGTAGGCTTCTGTCTCTAGTTCCTGAAGAAGTCCTGCCTTTATATCTTCTTCTTTCTTACCTTTCCAAGATTCTATCTCGGAATATGACTTAGCCATATCTTCCCAAGTATTAAACTTTTCAGGTAGTCCTTCAGGTCTTATTGGTTCAGCTACAGACTCAGTAGTAGTTGGAGGTACACTAGTTTCTGTAGGGATTTCTGTAGCTGATTCTGTTGATGTAACTTGTTCTTCACTCATTGTTTTAACCTCATTGCATGATTATTGATTCTTTTAACTAATAAAGCCACTAAATATCTTTGCCCTTCAAGGTGTCTAAGTTCTGCATCTGATATATTAGCACCACTAATTGCTTCGATAGTAATTGACTTTATATACTTTAACATCTCCATTCCATTAGGAGTTTTAAATACTGATTCTATTACTTTGGAAATTTGTTCGTCTTTTTCTTTGGATCTAGGGTATCCGTCAACCCCCAAGTGTTGAGGCATTTGGTAATGCTCCTTGTTGTTGTTGCTGTTGCATTTGTTGTGCCATCTGTACTAACTGTTGTCTTTCGTCTGCATCTCTTATTAACTTATCAGGTACACCAAACTTCTTGGCTAAATACAGTGCAGTTTCTTCTGAAGATATTAATATATTTAAAATCTCAGGACCGAATGAACCACTGACAGTTTGTAGAAATCTATTCAACGACACAATATCCTGATTGGATTGTGCTTGTGCTAG